CGTAATGAGGACTAGCCCGTGGGTGTCCTGCCTCTTCCATATGGAGGGAATTAACTCGGTATTGACAACTCTGCGATCTATGATTATATTGGTGGTTCATGCAATTCGGGGCACGCCTCGCACGGCCACTCCCCACCACTCAATCCTACCAAGGAGACTCTCCAAATGCCCGACCTGACAGTAACCGCCCCGGAAGGCGCACACTTCGATTTCGAGGAAGTCAAGACCGCCAAGGGTTCCGAGTCGCTCGGTTCTGTTCCTATCCTAATCTGGGACAGCGTCGATGCGGCGCGGTCGCACTACACCGACGAGCAGATTCGTAACGTGCTCGATGGCACCTCGCTCCGTGTCTCGTTCCAGTCCATCGCTCGTCGTTACAAGATGGCTGGCAAGAGCGATGACGAGATCGCCAAGGCGCAGATCGAGTTCAAGCCTGGCAAGCGTGTCGGTGGTGTCTCGACCCCGGTGTCTCGCGCTGCCCGTGCTGCCAAGTCGGCGGCCGAGAAGGTGGACGGGGACGTGGTGGCTGCGCTCCTCGAGAAGATCGCCAAGGGCGAGCTGTCGCAGGAAGATCTCGCTTCGCTGGTGTCGTAATGTAGTCAGCAGAGCTGGAGACCTTCTGATCCGAGGGGCGCTCCGATGGGAGGTTCAATCCCTCCCCTCTGCTATAACGGAAGGCTTGGAGTGGAATGTGCGCTAACACAAACTGCTCGACGAGGATAAGGCTGAACCTTTAGCGAGGTTCGATGGCACGCCGCCCTGAGAAGGCGGAAGCCTGAGCATTGCCTACTCAGCGGGGGTTCATACCCCTGTGGTGTAGATTCCGCCTTCCAAATATCCACCTCGGTTGACTTGCGGAATTACAGGGATACAAGACGCTAGTCAATGTTCTCCGTGGGCCGAGGCCCTGTGTACGGCTAGACTGGTGATAGGTTGGGAACTGGAACGTCCCTCGCTCGACGCAACCTATCGTGGGTTCGATTCCCTCACTAGCCACTTATCTTAACGCGAGAGCGACAATGGCCCCTGAAGAGTCAACATTGCGGATACTCCATCCGGAGAGTAATCCGCCGCTCTATCTTACCAGCCTTACGCGAGCGTATGAACTGCATAATGCGGCCAGTGCAGTCACTCAGCTTCGCAACAAGCCGAAAGAGCGTACCGGGTTGTCCCCTGAGCAGCAGCAGGCTCGGGTCAACATTCTCGATATAGCAGTCAGACTCATACTCGCCGAGCGTGACAATATCCTCGACGAGTTCTCTGTCGCTTGGCTTGCCTACCGAAAGGATCATGTCCCCAAAGGAACCTAAAGTCGGCTGGTATGTCGATGTCCCTGCCGACCTGATGGCTGAGTTCAAACGCCAGTATCCAGGTCGAGGGGCGATGACCAAACTCACAATCGCAGCTATCGAACGGGCGCTCAAGGTTCGGCCCTTAATTGAACCTACCACCGGAGGACAGGAAAATCAAGATAGACAACTTTGCTCTGACGATGCATCAGACTTGTCCGGCGAAGTACGATCTGAGGATGAACGAGGGTTGGACTTCTCGGCGTAGGTCAGGTGCACTAGGGTTCGGAGCCGCACTCCACGAAGGTATCGCTGCATGGTACAAGACAGGTAGTATCGAGAAGGCCATAGTCGCGATTCATACGAAGTGGCCCGATGGTATGCCTGTCGATGACTGGCGCACGAAGGAGAAGTGTCTCACGACGATGGTGCAGTACGTCAAGGAGTACCCCACTGAATCCTTCACGGTGGTAGGTGCTCCCGATGAGCCAGTCGTCGAAGTGGCATTCACCCTCGACACAGGGATGTTCCTGCCGTGTGAACGCTGTGGTATTCCCAAAGGGGAGATCACGGAGTTCTACATCAAGCAGCACATCTGCGGTGTCTGCGGTTGCCCTCGTGAGCCCATCGAGTATGGTGGTATCTACGACTTGCTCGTGGAGTTCTCAGGCCATCTGTACGTCGTGGATCACAAGTCGACGAGCGTGCTCGGCCCGATGTACTTCAATCAGTTCAAGCCGAATAACCAGATGACAGGTTATGTCTGGGCGGCACAGCAGATGTCCTCGAAGAAGATCGACGGTGCTATCATCAACGCTATCGGTGTAAAGAAGACTGGACCGACGGTCTTCAAACGGGAGATCACTTCACGCAGTGCTGAGGGCATCGAGTCGTGGTTGAAGAATCTGTGGCATGCCTGCTGTTCGATCCAGCATCACAAGCTGACCGGGTACTGGCCGCTGAACACCAGTGCTTGCACCCAGTATGGTCAGTGTGAGTATCATTCCGTTCATGTGCTTGAGTCCGCAAGGGATCGTGAGAAGCGGCTCGACATGGACTACGTTCGTGAGCATTGGAATCACGAGGACCGAGATGGTTGACCTTTCAAGAGAGGCGACACATGGCTAACGTTAACGACCTGTTCTACCACGGCATCGCTCATCAGGTTCGGCGAGTGATCAAGGCGCTTGGCGATGAGCGCACGGACAAGGGGCTCACCGCGTTCGAGGACGGTTCGAGCAACTGGAGCGATTGCTTCTTTGCTCGTGCTCTCTCGGGTGAGGTCAACCTGAACTACGAAGGGGAGATCGGTGTCGCCAAGGCACTTGGCTTCACGTCCACTTCCACGCGAAGCGGATATAACCTCGTGCCTATTCGTATCGTCTACCGGACCTTCGACGGTAACTCGACGATGATCTCGAAGGATCAGATGAAGCGGCTCATCTCCGACATCCGTGACGAGACTCGGCCCGACGAAGTCATGCGGCTTCTGCGCAGTATCGACTACGCGGGTGTCGAGGAAACCCCCGTCAGCTTCGCAGGTGCTGCCTGTGGCATCTGAGGAACTCACGAAGTATGTCGCAACCCTGCGCTGTGTAATCAACACAGGGAGTGAAGTCGACGCCATGCTTGCCGCTGATCGCCTCCAGGCGGCTTGCATGGAACTTCTCGACGAGGAGGACGAGGATGCAGTCTACCTCACTCAGGTTACGTCTATCTCGACTGACCTCGAGCCGACGGAGACGCTCCTAGTTCTGACGAGAGCGAGGAATGCACTCATCAGGACGAGGATCAAGCAGTGCTATGTCGAGGCGCAAGCGCTGGATCAGATCATTCACGCTCTGTCCCGTCGTTACATCCCCGACATCGACCCGCAGTACGATTACGGCAGGTTCATGGAAGTTGCGGAAGAGATACTCACCCACGGAAAGGATCCATTATGACAGTCGCCGATTACGGCGTTCTCGATGACAGGCCCGAGGACGAGGATGAGGACGAACTCGACACTGAGATCGAGGACGACTTCGATGAAGACCTCGATGAGGATGATGAAGATGAAGAGGACTTCGAGGAAGAAGATGAGGACGAAGACGAAGACGAGGATGACGACTAGTGCCTAACGTGCGAAACTGGACACCAGACGAGAAGTACAAGCTCCTGATCTTCGCTCCATCCAAGACGGGGAAGTCCTTTGGTGCAGGGACTTTCCCTCGTCCCAACTTCATGGACTTCGATAAGGGCATAGCGGTCTTCCGCAACCCTGAGTTCGTGGCAAAGTATGGTGTGCGAAGCATCGAGTATGAGCAGTTCACTGAGAAGAATCGCAACAGTCGAGGAATCGTTACTAACCATAACGCTTTCGACGACGCCTGCAGATACTTCGATAGTTGGATGAAGCCAGGAAATCGCGATCAGTTCGACACCTGGGTAATCGACTCAGGGACGACGTTGAGCGAATTCGCAATGAACAAGGCTATCGTCCTTCTGGGTGGTAAGCAACTTGCGATGGCTAGCAAGACCCACGATCAAGCGATCAACACTGGCCTCGTGTATCCGAAGCAGCAGGACTACGGCTCGGAGCGCTCGATGGTGGAGCAGTTCGTTGACATGGTGAAGGACACGGATAAGCATGTTGTCCTCATCTGTCACGAGAAGGTTCTCACCGATGATTCAGGTACTGTCGTCGGCCGAGTTCCTCTTCTCACAGGTAAGGGCGTCGAGGCAGTATGCGTCAAGTTCGATGAGATCTACTATCTCAAGACGAAGAAGCAGGGCACTGAGCGTGTACGCTTTCTGATGACCCATACCGAAGGGATCACCAAGGTGGGTACTCGCTATGGTATTCCTGACGGAACAGCCTGGGAATGGGACGAACTCGATAAGGTTCGTCGTGGGATTCACGCGGCGCAGAAGGCAGCAACTCCCAAGTAAATACTATGCGGTTGGTGGGCCGCATGGGTAGGCCGTGACTGCAATCAGCGGTCGTCTACCATCTACCACCAAGAGGAAAGATACAATGCCTATCGTCAACCCCGATACGTCTGCTGCGGCAGATATGGGACCGATCGAGCCGGGAACGTACCCTGCGAAGATCACGGAGGTCGAGTACAAGACTTCCAAGTCCAGCGGGAACCCGATGATCGTCCCGAAGTTCGAGATCCAGGTCGGTGATGGAAAGGCCCGGACTCGGCAGGCGTATCTCGTCATCACTGGCGAGGGTGCCTTCAACTTCGACCAGCTGCTGCGGGCAACTGGATTCGAGGATCTGGCGGATCAGTTCAAGGCGAAGGACGGCCCGAAGCCCGACTTCGATACCGACGAGCTGATTGGTCAGGAGCTGATGGTTGTCATCGAGAGCGATACCTACAACGGTCAGCTCCGTGACAAGATCCGCTCGTACCTGAGGGCGTAAGGGTAATGGCCTCAGTCAAGGTTGTATCCGTTCAATCTGAGTGGGACTACGCTAGTGCCTTTCTGCGTGTTAGCTATCACCTGTCCAATGGGGAGACAGTTAAGACAAAGATAACTCGCGAAGTTATGGAAAGTATGAGCGGATTGACCTTGACTGAGGTCATCTTCAGGATGAAGGAGCAGTTGGAACATAAGGTGAATGGCAAGCCATTTCTGAATGTTGACTTCGCACTGAAGGAGCAGAAAATCCTTCAGATGTTCAATGAGTTCAGCACGATGAAGCAGCAACAGCAACAGCATCTAATGTCCGGGAACTATCAGACACTGTTGAAGCCGGGCCTTGCTAGTCAGATGCAGTCGCAGTACTCAGTTGGGATGGCAGTTGGAGCGGAGTATATCTCGAAGCTGTTCGATCAGGCCTTCGGGAATAAGCCGATCTCGAGTAACATACCCAACCTTAATGTTGGGCCGAAAGTTCTTCGCTTGGTTGACCTTGGCGATGGAATGCTTGTCCCTAAGCAGTTCATCAACGAGTTTATCCTCGGAGGAAACACGCCGACTAGCCTCCCTTACGTTGATGATCCAGTAATCGCGAAGGACTTCTATACAGCCCAGTACGTGAACGAGTTTACCGAGAAGGGTCCGATCAAGCTGGAGAAGAATCCCTATCAACTCCAGCAAGAGGCGATCAAGAAGATTCTCGCTGAGAAGAAGGAGCCAGTTCACGTAGGCAAGAAGTCGGCCGAGCAGATCATCCAAGAGAAGAAGAACAAGTCCCACCCGTTCAAGCAGTTCCTGCCGAAGTCCAAGCTCTTTTAACCCACAATTCAGGTATCCGAAATTGGATAACTCAAATTCATCTGAGGACATATACCACGTCCGATTCCTTCTCGAGAATGGGAGTGCGATGGACTCGCTTACCCATATGACAGAGAAGGCAATCCTGGAGGAGGTCAAGAACGCGAAGCGAGAGAACGATATGGCTCACATCGACTGCTGCAACATTGATGGGAGCTATGTTTCTGTTCGCTTCGAGGCTGTTGACCTGAAAGGTATGATCTACCAGAAGTACACGAAGCAGGTGCAGGATCAACGGGAAGCGTCCCGACAAGGCCCTAGACGAGTTCCATGATGAACAAGTTCTTCTCGATACCTCTCGACCGAGTAGTCATTAACCGAGAGAGATTCCGTGATGCTACGGGAGATATGGAGGGACTTGCTGCATCTCTCCTGAAGTTTGGTCAGCTTCAGCCCATCGTGCTCGATAGTAACAACGAGCTACTCGCCGGCTTCCGTCGGTTCACAGCAGCGGGCATGAACGGCTGGACCGAGATCGTCGCAACTCGCAAGGACGACGTAGACGAACTCCTCGCTCGTGAGATCGAGCTTGAGGAAAACATCCAGCGTGAGAACATGAGCTGGGTGGAGGAGCAGAGAGCTATCGCTGAGATCGACCGGATTCGGAGGATGCGTGATCCGAACTGGAATCAAGCGAAGACTGCTCAGGTCATCAATCCTAACATGGGGCAGAATCGAGTGAGTGAGGCTGTGCAGCTCACGAAGGCGATGGAGCTCTTCCCCGAACTGAAGACCGCCAAGAACAAGAATCAAGCAATGAGCTGGCTCAAGCAGAAGGCATCGCTTGTAGTCCGCACGGCGGAGGTCAAGAACAACAATGAGACCTACGTCGATGTCTCGGAGAAGATTGTTCTTGGCGACTCCGTGGAGGTCATCAAGACTATCCCCGACGAGTCGTTTCATGCGGTTATCACTGATCCTCCGTTCGGAATCGACTATGGTGATCGGAAGGCGGGAACCGAATCGACACTGACTGCATACGAGGATGGACAGGAGAGCTACGAGCGACTGCTCACAATGGCTCCCGACTTGTACCGGGTCATCAAGCCGAATGGCTGGCTTGTCTGGTTCTTCGGCATCTCGTGGTACGGCGACGAGCTTCCTGACAACTTCCCAGAAGCAAATGGCCTTCGCTCGCTGGCAGAAGGTCTTCGGACTGGAAGGGTAAGTCCTCTCCAGGCAGCAGATGTGATCGACTCTGTTGCAGACAAGATCGGCAAGATTAAGAAGGGAGTCAAGCGTGCCTTCCGTGACGCTGGCTTTACTGTCGATGAGATCCCTATCATCTGGGATCGGTCGGAAGGTAAGTGCCATACGAATCGTCCTGATCACTACTTCCCTCGGGCGTACGACGTAGCGCTTCATGCGTTCAAGGGTGATCCTCAGATCATCAAGCGCAATCTTCCGAACGTCATCAGGATCAAGCCAGTAGGTACTAACGAACGAGAGCTGATGGTCGAGAGACCTATCGAACTCTACGCCGAGTTGATTCAGCGCCTCACGGTTCCGGGAGAGCAGGTGGCAGACTTCTTCGTTGGATCGGGGTCTTGTCCGGCGGCGTGCGCAGCGACGGGGAGGAACTACTACGGTGTTGAGCAGAATCCCGAGCGCCGTGCTGTTGCGATTCAGAAGATCAAGGCCCACACGCCAGATAGCACGAAAGCAGCATGAGTAAACTCCTTCAACGAAAGTTTGAGGGAGCCAAAATAATGCTCGTAGGGGAGTGCCCAACTGCCGGGGACTTCTCTGCGGGCATGCCGTTTACAGGCGGCGCAGGTTACCTCATGGAGCATACTCTGAGCCGAGCCGGGATCTCGCTCAGTCAGTGCTGGTCAACCTTCCTAGTCCACCAGCCTCCTCCAGGAGTCAAGTTCGAGAACTTCTTGAAGAAGGAACATCAGATGAAATACTTGTCTGGTGTTCTTCAACTCAAGAAAGACATCGAGACTGTCAAGCCCAATGTGATTGTTGCTCTCGGCCCAGGGACACTACAGCCATTGACTGGGAAGAAGGGGATTGACAAGTATCGTGGTTCGATCTTGCCATGCACGCTCGTCCCTGGAATCAAGGTCATCCCGACATATAGTGCTCCATTCTCCCTGATGGTGTACGAAGCAAGGTCGATCATGGAGATGGACTTCGTCAAGGTCAAAGCACAGTCGAAGTTCCCCGAGATGATCCTTCCGATCAGGGACATCTACAAGAATCCTCCCGCTGATGTTCGGCGGAAGATTCGTGACGAGATGCTCAAGGCCGACTGGCTTAGCGTGGACATCGAGTGTTGGCTTCAGCCTGATGGGAAGACTTGGAAGATTGTCTGTGTGTCGTTTAGCGATAGCGCACATAGATCCCTCGTGATCCACAAGGATTCTGAGGAACACTGGCACGACATTCGTCTGTTATGTGAATGTCCAGCTAAGAAGATTTACCAGAATGGAATGTTCGATGTGACTGTTCTGCTCGATGAGGGGATCAATGTCACAAACTTCGCATACGACACGATGGTCGCTCATCATAGCCTGTTTGCTGAATCTGCGAGTGGCGAAGATGAGATGTCGAAACTTCATGGCAAGAAGCGTCAGTCGGTATTCCGTAAGGGGCTCGGATTCCAGACCTCTATCTACACCAATGAGCCCTATTACAAAGACGACGGAAAGTTGGGAATCGCTGGTCAAGGGGATCTTAACGACTTCTGGCTATACAATGGTAAAGACTCAGCGGTCACGTTCGAGATCAAGGAAGTTCAGGAAAAGGAGATGGTAGACTTCGGGGTTGTCGAATCTTTCAATCGGAAGATGCGAGCCCAGATTCCTTTGCTCACTACAATGCGGCGGGGAATCAAGATCGACCTTGATGTCAGGGAGAATCTCCGGAAGATGTACGAGGAGGAGATCAATCGACTCCAGAGTTTCCTCGACGCTGCCGCTGGTAGTCCTATCAATGTAAAGTCGTCTCCGCAAGTGAAAGCGCTGGTGTACGATAAGCTCAAACTCCCGAAGAAGATGAATCGCAAGACCGGGAGAGAGACTGCCAACAAGGATGCTATCATCGAGATGGCTGAGAAGTACAAGCATCCTATGCTTCTTACCATTCTCAAGATCCGTGAGCGTCGTGACTATCTTGAGCGGTACATCAATACGACGATTGATCCAGACGGTCGCATCCGAACTTCGTTTGATGTTACTGGAACTAAGTCCGACCGCCTCTCTTCTCGCGCTTCGATCTACGGATCAGGAACGAACCTCCAGAACATCCCGGCGAGGAAGAAGATCGGAGAACTCGTCAAGCGAATGTTTATCGCTGATGAAGGGAAGTTGTTCATCTACCGTGACTTCTCGCAAGCAGAAGCCAGAGTCGTTGCCTACCTCGCACGGTGCAGGGGACTCATTGAACTCTTTGAGGATCCGACTCGGGACATCCATAAGGAGAATGCAGCGAGAATCTTCCGCAAGCCAGTCTCCCAGGTTACGGAAGAAGAACGCTACCTTGCCAAGCGAGTAGTCCACGCCTGTCACTATGGCATGGGTGGTGAGCATCTTGTCCAGGTGGTCAACGAGGACGCTGAAACAACTGGCATTCGGATCAATAGACAGACTGCCGATCAGTTGATTATGAAATACTTCATGATCTATCCGGAGTTGAAGGAGAACTTCTGGCGGGAAGTCGAGACGCAGGTTCGCAAGACCCGGACACTCCAGACCTGCCTTGGACAGAACAGAGCGTTCTTCGGTAGGATGGATGACAAGCTGATTCGTGAGGCATACTCGTACATCCCGCAGGCAACTGTAGGTGCGATGGGTGTCGAGGCTGTTGCTAATTGCTATTACGACATCGAGCTTGGCATGCCGCACACGGGGGCGCAATTCCTCGTGAATGTCCACGACTCCATTCTCATGCAGTGCAACGAGGACTCGTATGAGGAAGTTGCTGCGGCAATGGAGAAGGCTATGGACATCGAACTGGAATACTTCGGGGAGAAGTTCAAGATCCCAACCGACTGCAAGATTGGTCGGAACTGGGGGAAGAGACAGAAGAACGGCGACAATCCTACTGGACTCAGGGACATCACTGACACAAAGGAGGGTCTATGGATGAAGGCCGCATAATCGGTAGAGAGATTGCCGAGGAACTCAGCCGAAAAAGCAGGGCACCATCGCCTAAAGACCAGATGGATGCGATGGACATCTACAACAAAGCAGATGGAATGCTCCCATCTGAGAGTCCATCGGAGAACGAGAAGGAACTTGCTGCTATCGAGCAAGAGAAGAAGAATCGAGGAACTATCAATCATCCCTATCACTACAACACAGGGAAGATTGAAGTTATCGACTTTCTCGAAGATCAGCAACTCAGCTTCCACGCAGGAAACATCGTCAAGTATATATGCCGCGCAAGCCACAAGGGCCAGGAGATCGAGGACCTAAAGAAAGCAAGATGGTATCTCGACAGGCTAATCGAGAAAAAAGAAAGAGAGCGGCGGAATCCGTTGCTAACCGAGACGCCACGCTAGAGGTAGTCCTCCGCCTTAAGAGGAAGGGAGTCTTGATTAGCGAAATGATCGTTAGGGGACAAGAAGTTGAGATGATTGCATACTTTCCTAACGGTCAGATCAAGATGGGTGAGACAGGCACTATCACACTCGAGAAGTGCATTGAAGGACTGACCAAGATTCTGGAGGATAGGCAAGAATGAAAGTCGTCACGGAGCCAACAGTCACTCTGATGAGTGCTCCGATGTTCTTCGAGCATCCGGAGTTTAAGTTACCTCCTGGTGGTACACCGGCTGAACGGTTGATAGCGTTCGGTGGAAAGGGATGCTACGATTCGTTCGGTGAGAATGGTCGCTCGATCAAGGAACACATTCAGTCTCTGATAGCGAGTGATCACTTCTCCGTTCTCGAGCACGCGAACTTCTCTGTGTATCTCACCGGAATCAGTCGGGGACTGACACATGAGCTAGTCCGGCATCGACACTTCTCGTATAGCCAGCGATCAACTCGCTACACCGAGGAGACAGGTGCAGCGATCGTTCTCGATCCGACATATGCTGAGTTGCATATAAAATCACTCACTAACAGATCGGCACTGTCTATGGAAGAGATCGCTCTCATCAATCACTTTCGTATACATTGTGAGAATGCTCTCGATGCATATAATAAGCAAGTCAAGTGGCTGATGGAGTGGAATCCTAAACATCTCAAGGGAACGGAGTTACGGAAGTGGGCACGAGGGAAAGCCAGACAGTTGCTACCCCATGCTCTCGAGACTCGGATACTAGTCACAGGCAACATCCGGTCGTGGAGGGAGTTCGTAGAGAAGCGCTCTAACCCTGCTGCGGAGGAAGAGATCCGGAGACTAGTTGGCAGAGTCTTCAACGTCATTGCTCCACTAGCACCAATCACGTGGAGAGATTTCAGTCCCACAACTCTTCAGAGGATCAAGACGGATGACTGACGAACAAGCATCAGAACCAACGCCTGTTCCAGATATGTTCCAGGACGTACTCGATTTCACTATGAAGTTCGTACCAAACCAGATCGCTAAGCTTCCGGTATGGCCTGCCTACAATGTGATGAATCTTCGAGGGAAGCTCATCAAGGAAGAAATCGAAGAGCTGACTAAGGCCTTCGAGGCAGCTGACTTTGAGGGTATCGTCGACAACACCCTCGATCTCGTGTATGTACTTCTCGGTCTGCTGATCGCGATGGGAGTCGACGCAAGACCAGTCTGGAACGAGATCCAGCGAGCGAACATGGCGAAGACAAACGGTGGTCTTCGGGAGGATGGAAAGGTCCTTAAGCCCAAGGGTTGGATACCTCCTGACATCACGGGAGTTCTCATGCGGCAACAGCCTATTCAAGTAGTAGACGTTTCGCCTGCTGATGTCCAGAGCGATTAAAGGCAGTTGGATTACTGCCTATCTCGCATACACAGCCGAATCGGAATCGCCTGAAGAGTACCATACTTGGACAGCGATTTCGTGTATAGCTGGTGCACTCCGCAGGAATGTCAACTTCGACATGGGATACTTTACACTATATCCCAACTTCTACATCGTCCTAGTTGGTCCTGCTGGTCGGTGCAAGAAGTCAACCGCTATGCGTGTTGGAAGAAGACTTCTCGCACAAGTTCCTGGCTTGGAACTATCAGTCGACTCGACTACACGAGAGCGTCTCATCCAAGACCTGAGTCAAGCATTCAAGGACGGACAGTCGTCTATGACGGCCTACTCCTCTGAGTTTGCTTCTCTGCTCACGTCTAGCGGCATGGACATGGTAGTATTTCTAACGGACATCTTCGACTCACCATCTGAGTGGGCACACAAGACGAAGTCCGGAGGGACGAATAAAATCAAGTTCCCATTTCTCAATCTCGAAGGTGCGACGACTCCTGACTGGATCAGTAAGGCTATGCCACTGGACACAGTGGGCATCGGTCTTACATCCAGAATAGTGTTCGTTCACCAAGATACTCCGAGAATCAAGCCACCGTTTCCGAAGCTATCGGATGCACAAAAGGCACTGGAGCCATTACTGGTCCAGGATCTAATTACGATAGCTAACTTGACGGGGGAGTACACACTCGACAAGGACGCTCTCAAGTTGTATGAGGAGTGGTATGTCGATCGAGTACAACAACCGAATCCTACCGGCGATCCTCGACTGTCAGGATACTTCGAGCGCAAGCCGATGCACCTGCTCAAGCTCGCGATAGTGGTAGCAGCTAGCTATCGGGACGAGCTAATTATTACTGAGTCCGACTTGAAGCAGGCACTTGGGCTCTTCGATCATATAGAAGTGCGTATGACGAAGGTCTTCGCTTCGGTGGGTAGGAATCCTCTGAACGCAGATAAGGAGGAGATACTCGAGGCGCTCAAGGATACTGGCGGGATGACTATGGGACAACTGCTGGACAGGTATGGTTACAACTTGAGGAAGGAAGAGATGGCCGAGGCCATAGACACCTTAGTTGTCATAGGGAAGATCTTCTACGATCCTACCAACCATATCTATAAGGCCAAGTAGTTATCCAATTCTGGATACCTTAATAGCCGCATGTCAGTATCAACATGCGGCTATTATTGTATCTACTGTTGATCGTAGGTGCCGTCTGACTGGACAGTGAACTCGTCGATCATACGAGCGATAGTGATGATATTCACTGTAATCTGGTCGATGTACTTCTTCCTATCCGCCTGCGACATCGTACCAGCAGGAGCATTCTTGATGTCAGTAATCAGCCGGTGATAGTTAGCGATCTTCTGCCTTGCCTTACCATAGAGTCC